TCATTGGTGTACTCATCTTCAAGAAGAACTAATGGATGCTTCTCTGTACTTGGAGAAGATTCAGTCTCTTCTAGAAAATACAAGCACAGAATTTATAGATGAAGGAGATGTATTGTAGATGAGTAAATATAAGAATAAAACTCTGAATACACCTGTTCGTACCCCTAATGGCCCTAAGAAATTCAGTGTCTATGTAAAAAACCCTAAGACAGGCAAGATCATCAAAGTTAATTTTGGTGACCCCAACATGAAAATTAGAAAATCAGATCCTGCCAGACGTAAGTCATTCCGTGCCAGACACAACTGTGATAATCCTGGCCCTAAAACCAAAGCCAGATACTGGTCTTGTAAGAATTGGTGAATAAAGATTTTTAAAGTTTTTATTATGAAGAATGATGTAGAAGAGATAGAAGAAACAGATCAAGTATATTCTCTACCTAAAAATTCTCCTTTTGGTTTACAGAAGACTAAGGGCAAAGAGTATACAGAGAAACAACTGAAATTCTTAGATGAATTAACAGATCCTGAGAATGGAGGAAATATCAGAAGAGCAATGGAATTGGCAGGATATCACAAATCTACTTCTATTACTTCTGTAGTATCAGTTCTGAAAGATGAAATTATTGAAAGAACTAAACTCCTACTAGCTTTGAACGCACCCAAAGCTACCAGTAGACTAGTCAATGTATTGGATGATCCAACCATGCTAGGTGCTAAGAATGTAGTAAGTGCCTCTAAAGAGATTCTGGATAGAGTAGGAGTTTCCAAACCTGCTTCCATAGAAATAAATACTACTGATACTGGAGGAATATTTATTCTACCTCCCAAAACTTCTAACCCTATAAAATCAGTGAATTGATTTTGGCTATAGAAAGACTCACTCCTCAACAAAAAAAAGAGAATAAGGATAAAAGAAAAAAAGAATTAAAACAGTTATTTGATAAAGTATACTTAATCTCTTATCCTATACCTAGATACATTAAATATGTAGATGCATGGAAGAATCTCACTTGCATGTACGTTACTACTGTATTGAACTGTCCTGTAGGTTACCTCCCTCTAGATCAATTACTTGATCAACTGTCTCTAGAAGATCTAGAGAAATTAAAAGCATCTTCAAAAATTCCAATCGATGATAATTACTACTTCCCTAATGTCTATGCTCCTTACTGGCCTCAGATAACAGTACTGGAACAAGCCATAGACAGTCTGGACTATCTGCAAGTATCATTAGTAGATGCAGCTAAATGGGCATCATCTCAAAAATCATTCTTAGAATACGGAAAGACTTTATCCCCTCATACTCTCAGAAATATAAACAATAGAGTTTATGAGGATAGACAAATATGGCACAAAGATCCTACTAATTTAAAGAAAGTAGAGATAGAGAATAAAAAGAAAAAAGAAAGATTAGAGAAGCAAGAACAACAACTACTGGATGATATACAAGAAAGATTAGACTCTTCAGATAAAGTAATAACTTCTAAAGATCTGGCTGATGATACTCCTACTCCAAATAATAAATCACAGGAACTACTAAACAAGAATATTGTATTTCAGCCTAATCAAGGCCCACAGACTGAGTTTCTGGCAGCACCTGAGAGAGAAGTACTGTATGGAGGAGCAGCAGGAGGAGGAAAGAGTTTTGGTTTATTGGCAGATCCTATGCGCTATTTCGGACATAAACAGTTCAATGGCCTAATTCTAAGAAGAACTAATGATGAGCTAAGAGAATTAGTCTGGAAAAGTCAGGAATTATACCCTTTAGCTTACCCAGGTTCGAAATGGCAGGAAAAGAAAAGTCAATGGGTATTCCCCAGTGGTGCTAGACTTTGGATGACGTACTTGGAAAGAGAAGAAGATGTACTGCGTTACCAAGGACAAGCCTTTTCCTATATAGGCTTTGATGAGCTAACTCAACATGCTACTCCTTTTTCATGGAATTACATGAGGAGTAGGTTAAGAACTACAGCACCTGACTTACCTATATACATGAGAGCAACATCTAACCCAGGTGGCCCAGGTCATCAATGGGTCAAGAGAATGTTTATTGATCCAGCACCTTTCAATGAAGCATTTGCAGCTACAGATATAGATACAGGTAAAGTACTTTCTTATCCCAAGACTCATGCTAAGTCTGGTGAACCTCTTTTCTATAGAAAGTTTATTCCAGCTACTCTAAAAGATAATCCTTATCTATATGAAGAAGGATCTTATGAGGCTAATCTACTTTCTCTACCAGAAATGCAGAAAAGACAGTTACTGGAAGGAGACTGGGCTATAGCTGATGGAGCAGCTTTTAAAGAATTTAGACATTCTACTCATGTAACTACTCCTTTTGATATTCCGTATAGCTGGAGGAAGTTCAGATCCTGTGACTTTGGCTACTCTTCTCATTCTGCTGTACACTGGTTCGCTATTGACCCACAATACGAAACATTATATGTTTACAGAGAGTTATACGTTACTCAACATACAGCTAAACAATTAGCTGAAAAGATATTAGATTTAGAAGAAGATGATAACGTAGATTATGGAATACTAGACTCTTCTTGCTGGCATCAACGAGGACAAATAGGGCCGTCTATAGCTGAAGAAATGATAAGCATGGGATGTAGGTGGCGGCCTTCAGACAGAACTAATGGTGCTAGAGTAGCAGGTAGAAATAGATTACATGAATTATTGAGAATAGAAGAAATAGAAGTAGAAGCAGAAGAAGGAGATGAATCTGTACTAGTAGAAGAAATACCAGGAATAGTCTTTTTCAATACTTGCAGACAAATCATAGCAGATCTACCTGTCATACCTACAGATCCTAAAGGTACAGACGATATAGATCCTAGATTTGCCTCAGATCACGCTTATGACTCTATAAGATATGGAATTATGTCAAGGCCCAGATCCTCATCACCATTTGATGACTGGGGTATGTACGAAAAAAGTTCTAAAGAATCTTGGTCACCAGCATCTAGAACATTTGGATACTAATAAGATTACATTTATTTAACACAAGAGATTAATTATGGCTTTAATGTCAGCAGATCAAGGAGACGGATTAGACAGTAACTCCGCAGGAAATGCAGAGAACGATGAATCTTCCTATTTAAAAGATAAACAAGGAGGAGAAGATAATTTTGATGAAGACCAAGAGTTGTACGCCTTAGAAGAGTTTGTGCGATATAAATTTGAAAGATCAAAACGTTGGAGGGAGCAAGATGAGTCTAGGTGGTTAAAAGCCTATAAAAACTACAGAGGCTTGTATGGCCCAGATGTGCAGTTCACTGAAAAAGAAAAAAGTAAGATATTTGTAAAAATTACTAAGACCAAAGTTCTAGCTGCATATGCTCAAATTGTAGATGTACTCTTTGCTGGTTCTAAATTTCCTATTGGTATTGATGTCCCTAATCTTCCTTTAGGTGCAGAAAGTTCAATTTATTTTGACCCAAATGAAGACGCACTGAAGAAAGAACAGAAAAAAAATAAAATTAAAATAATACCTAACACTCTAAACAGAGCAGACATTCAGAATAGATTAGGTGTTGTAAAAAAAGAAGTAGAGGAAGTAAGTGAAGAATCTTTACGAGAAGGAGTAGGTAGTAGCCCAGCTTCCGCAGTTTTTCATCCAGCACAGAAAACTGCAGAGTTAATGGAAAAGAATATCCATGACCAACTAGAAGAAAGTAACGCTTCTACTCATCTGCGTAATTGTGTATTTGATATGTCTCTTTTCGGTACTGGAGTTTTAAAAGGCCCATTTGCTTTTGACAGAGAATACCCTAAGTGGGATAAAACAGGTAAGTATTCCCCTGAGATTAAAACCATACCTAAAATAGAGTCTGTGTCTATTTGGAATTTCTACCCAGACCCAGATTCTAGGAGCATGGAAGATGCTGAATACGCCATTGAAAGACATAGAATGTCTAAAACTCAGTTAAGGGCATTGAAAAATAGACCTTTTTTCAGAGATGAGGCTATTGAAATAGCTATAGAAAAAGGAGTTAACTACTCTCAAGAACATTGGGAATCTGCTTTAGAAGATAATCAGTCTCATTATCGAATTAACAGGTATGAGGTTCTGGAGTATTGGGGAGTAATGGACACAGAATTAGCTGTAGAGGCTAACTTGACTCTTCCTAAAGAGATGAAGAACAAAGATCAAGTGCAGATTAACACTTGGATCTGTAATGGAGAGATCCTTAGACTTGTATTAAACCCATTTACTCCAAATAAAATCCCCTACCATGCTGTACCTTATGAAATAAACCCCTATTCTTTCTTTGGAGTAGGTCTGGCTGAGAACATGGACGATACTCAAGAGATTATGAATGGGTTTATGAGAATGGCAGTAGATAATGCTGCTTTATCTTCCAACTTACTAATAGAAATAGATGAAACTAACTTAGTCCCAGGCCAAGGCTTAGACATATACCCAGGAAAAGTATTTAGAAGGCAAGCTGGAGCACCAGGGCAAGCTATATTTGGAACTAAATTCCCTAATGTAACCAACGAATGTCTAATGATGTTTGACAAGGCCAGACAATTGACAGATGAAGCTACAGGTATGCCTTCGTACTCACATGGAATGTCAGGAATACAAGGCGTAGGTAGAACTGCTTCCGGTATGAGCATGTTAATGGGAGCAGCAGCACAGAATATTAAGTCTATTGTACGAAATGTAGATGATTATCTCCTAAATCCTTTAGCTAAAGCATTATTCTCTTTTAATATGCAATTTAATTTTGACAAGATATACAGTAAAGGAGTATACGAGATATCTGCAAAGGGTACTGAAAGTCTAATGCGGAATGAAGTAAGATCTCAGCGTCTACTTCAGTTTATGCAGATGACAGCTAATCCTATGATGACTCCATTCGTAAAGTATGATTACATTATCAAGGAAATAGCTGCATCAATGGATCTAGATGAAGGTAAAATACTCAATGATCCAAATGCAGCTAAAAAACAAGCTGTACTAATGGCTGAATTAGCTGCTTTAATGCCTCCACCTCCTCAACAACAGCAACAGGCTCAAATTCCAGTACCCCCAGTAGCAGGAGGTGAACCTCCAGTACCAGAAGAGTCAGGCTTTACAGGTGAAGGAGGAGGATCTGCTCAAGCTGCTGAAGCTGCTGCTCTAGCTACTCTTCAACCACAACAACCTAACTAGTAACCAGTAATTAATAATTAATATTCACTATTCAATTATGGCTACATCAACAAAAACTAACCCTTCTTTATGGAAAAGAATAGTTTCCCAAGTAAAGTCAGGTAGTAAAGGTGGAGACTCAGGAGAATGGTCTGGTAGAAAAGCACAACTGGCAGTTAAGAAGTACAAAGCTGCTGGTGGAGGTTATAAAGGAAGTAAATCTTCTAAAAACTCTTTATCTAAATGGAGTAAACAAAAGTGGCGTACTTCAGACGGATCTAAATCTGAAGGTAAGAAAAGATACTTACCAGACAAGGCATGGAAATCTTTGTCTAAAGGAGAAAAGTCTGCCGCCAATAGTAGTAAAAAGGCTGGAGACAGTAAGGGTAAGCAGAATGTTCCTTTACCCAAGAAGATTAGTAAAAAAGTAGCTAAGTATCGTAAATAATTGTAGTTTACGATAATCTAACGTACACATCTACTACAGAGGGAGTAGTATTATGAGTGGATTAAAGACACAACAAGACTGGAAAGAATTACTTCCACTAGTTAACAGTGAGTTGTATCCTCTTCTCCAGAAATATGTAGATTACAGAATAGAGACTTTGCGTAATCAATTGGAAAATACTAAGGGAGAAGATAATTTTGCTTTAGTCCAAGGCAAGATCATGGAAGCTAGACTAGTTTCCATTTTAAGAGAACAGGTTCTTAATAATACTAAGTAACTAACTAATTAAAGATTAGATTATGAGTAAAAAAAGGATTATAGGGGAGACTTTTCTAGACAGTCTTGTTAATCCTCCAGAATTAAATATTGGATCTGATGACATAGAAGGTCTTGCTCCTCTTACTGCTGATAACATTGATCAAGTCACAGAAGAACTAGATGACCGTTCTAAAGAAAATGATTCTTTTTCTTTTTTACCTATGTTTAGTGAGTACTTTACTCCAATAAAAGGTAAAAAACGTATTGCCCCAAAATCAGATGCAATTGTAAGATTTTCTGACCCAGAGGTACTAGAGACTTTAACTCCTAGAATGGAAAGAGCAACTACATCTGATACTGCGCAAAGCATAATGCCCTCTCCAGGCAAATTTTTTAATCCTACTTCTGCAGGATACAAAGGAGATAAGTTTTCTCAAAGATTTAAAGATGCTGGTATAGATGTAGATATGGAATACGGTAATTTTGTGATGATGGGTAGAACTTCAAAAGACGTTACAAACGAGACTTTTCAAAACTTATATGTTTCTCCACGCACAAGCTATAAGTATTCTGAAGGACAAAATAAAGCTGTAGCAAGAGCAAATCCTTACAGTGGCCCTACTTTAACTGTAGAAGAAATGCAGCAAAATTATAAACAAAACACAGGAAAAGAAGGTTCAAAAGTACAGACAAATTTGCTTCAACCTACTCAATTTAAAGTTAAATTAGAAGACAACGATTTCAGAACAGCAGATCATCCTATTATTGCTGTGCAAGGTAAAAAACAAGCAATTTTTACTAGGCCAGACGGTTCCAAAGGTAAAGGCGACCATTACTATGCTTTAGATATGCAGATGGTAGGGCCAGTACGAATGAACCAACTAACAAAAAAAGCAAAAAGAAAAAAGAAAACTGGTGAAGTAGTAGAAGAACTTCCTCAACCAAATTTAAGACCTGTTACAGTAGGGGATGTAGTTTTAGGAAATATAGTAGGATATATTACTGTGCAAGGAAACGAGCATCCTTTGTATGACTACATAGAAGTAGACGGTTCCGCTTCTGCTCCAGATAAGATGAAGGAAAATACTATAGAAAAATTTAACGAAGGTGGGCTAGTAGAAATGGCACATGGTGGATTAATGACAGGAGACATGTCTAACGGATGTGGATGTCCTTCTTGTATGATGAAGAAAATAATGGGAGTAGATATGGGTATGATGAACACGCTAAATATGAGTGACATGGTAGGTACAGATCCTGTCTCAGGTAATGAAATACCACCAGGATCTAACGCAGAAAATGTACGAGATGATCTACCTGTAATGCTTTCGGACGGTGAATACGTCATGCCAGCAGATGCTGTACGATATCATGGACTTAAATTCTTGGACAGTCTCCGCATGGAAGCTAAAGCAGGACTAATGTCTATGATGGATGAAGGCCAGATACAGACTATTGAGGAAGAGGAAGAAGCTCAACAGTATGTAAAAGATGTAGAAGCTGAAGATGATGAAGATGATGAAGAAGCACAGACTTATACAACAGAGGAGGGAAATGAAGTAGAAGAACCGGAAATGGAAGTTACTACAAAACGAATGTCTATGTTTATGCCCTATAAACCTAGTCAAAGTGTTGCTTTTATTAAATAATTACAGAGATACTAGACATGGCGAAATACCAGAATCAATACAGAGAAGAATTAGAGGGAGATGATACTACTTACTCTGAAGACTTAGCACAAGAGCAAGGAGGTTCAGCTAATCCAGCTAATGAAGAAGATACTTTTAAAAAAAGATACGGTGATCTGCGTAGGCATATGCAGCAGACTGTCAACCAGCATCAACAGCAGATCAATGAATTACAAGGTCAGTTAGATTCTGCTACTAGAAAACAAATAAAGTTTCCTAAGACAGAAGAAGAGATAACTGCATGGGCTGAAAGATATCCTGACGTAGCTAAAATTATAGATACTATAGCTCAGAAAAGAGCACATGAAGTATTTGCTCAGTCAGAACAACAATTCGTAAAGGTTAAAGAACTACAAGTACAAGTAGGAAAAGAAAAAGCTGAGAATGAGTTACGAAGTGTTCATCCTGACTTTGATGAGATTAGAGCAGATTCTAAATTTCATGAGTGGGTAACTGAACAACCTCAAAATATTCAAGATGCTTTATACAAAAATCAGACAGATGCTAAAGCTGCATCCAGAGCAATTGACTTATATAAAGTAGACACAGGAATTAGTACAGGAAGAAATAGGAAAAGCAGCATGAAAAATCCTGCTAAGTCTGCAGCAAGAGCAGTAAACAGGTCTACATCTTCTGCTGCTCCTCCCAACACAAATAGAATGAAATTCTCTGAGAGTATGGTGCAAAGCATGTCCTCAAGAGAATATGAGCAGAATGAAGACGCTATTATGGGTGCTATTAGAGAAGGAACTTTCGATTATGACTTGACAGGATCAGCCCGATAATATATGTGTTTAGTATAAAGTTTATACACTAAACAAATAGTTTACTTATAAATTACTTAGAACCTTCTGCTTTTTCCTCTGCAGTCCCACTTCTAAGTAACTTAGTCAATAGAGATGCAGTTTCTTTTACTTGAAGATTACCTGCAAATCTTAGCCATTTGTGAACCAGACACAAATCTACCTAAGTTACTTTTGTAGCCTCTTCTCAGATCTAGCATTCTCCTTAGTTTCATTTTTGAATCAGTTATTACATAATAATAAGGCTAAAGGTCTATATGGCATTTGCAAAAGCAAGTGGGTACACTAATTTAAATTCTGGTAATTTCTCACCAGTAATTTACTCACAGAAAGTACAGAAAGAATTTCGTAAATCTTCCGTATGTGAAGATATTACAAATACCGATTACATGGGTGAAATCGCTAATTATGGTGACAGTGTCCGTATCATCAAAGAACCAGACATTACCATTTCAAATTATGAGAGAGGTACTACGCTAAGTCCAACTCTTTTAACAGATTTGGATTTCACCATGACAATTGACCAAGCGAACTACTACATGTTCAAAATTGATGACATTGAAGTAGCTCATTCCCATGTCAATTTTATGGATCTAGCAACAGACCGTGCAGCTTATAA